GAAGAAAAAGCGGAAAAGAAAAATATACCGGTACGGTATTTTACGGAAGAGCTGGAGGAGGTTCAGGGAGTATGAAGATGACATTTTACACGGCAAACTGCCGGGGTAACGCAAAGAACAGCCTGTATCCCAATAAGCGCATGGCAGATAACGAGGATGACTTCCTTGAGATCATGGCCTTTGACCATGTGTGCGCGGAATTCACGAACTACCGCAGGAGTAATGATAACTTCCTCTCCTGTGATGTGGATGTGATGGATTGTGACAACAGCCACTCTGATCGACCGTTTGACTGGATTCATCCGGAGGATCTGGCAGAGCGTATCGGAAAGGATGTGGCGTTCGTTGTCGTGCCGAGCCGGAACAACGGAAAGGTAAAGGACGGGAAATCCGCGAGGCCGAGATTCCATGTGTATTTCCCACATGACCCTGTCACGGATGAAGCTGCGTGTGCTGCTCTGAAGAAAGCCATACACAGGCAGTTCCCGTTTTTCGATGGGAAGGCGCTGGACTGCGCCCGGTTCATCTTCGGCAACCCCACGGAGGAGATTTTATGGCATGAGGGCGAGATTACCATTGACTGCATCGTGAAGCCGCAGGAGAAAGGGATACCCCAGGGACAGCGCAATTCCACTATGTCCCATTTCGCGGGGCGCGTCATCAAACGATACGGCAATACCGACAAGGCGCATCAGATTTTCATGGAGGAGGCGGCAAAGTGCAATCCTCCGCTTGACGATGAGGAGCTTGCCGCCATCTGGCAGAGCGCCTGCAGGTTTGCGGAAAAAGTACAAAAACAGGATGGGTATGTGGCTCCGGAGAACTATAACGATGAATTCTGCCGGGAAACCTTAAAGCCCGCAGATTATTCCGATATTGGGCAGGCAAAGGTGCTGGCGAGGGAATACGGCGTGGAGCTTCGCTATACAGCGGCTACGGACTACATCCGGTTTGACGGACAGTATTGGATCGAATCAAAGCAGCAGGCCGTGGGAGCGGCGGAGGAATTTTTGGACCTTCAGCTTGAGGATGCGAAGGATGAAGTACAGCGTACAAAGCAGACGCTGTTGGACCAGGGCATTGCGGAGGAATACATCACGTCCGGCGGCAAGGCACTGGAGAAGAAGATCGAATCCGGGCAGATGGAGGCGTACCTTGCCTATCTGTCCGCGATGGCATATAAGGCGTTCGTCATGAAACGCAGGGACATGAAATATGTGGTGTCGGCTCTGCAGGCGGCAAAACCAATGCTGGAGATCAGCGTATCTGACCTTGATAAAGATGGATTCCTGCTGAACACACCGGACGGCACCTATTATCTGCCGGATGGGTTGGAAGGCAGGCGTGACCACAGTCCAGAGGACTATATCACGAAGATCACGGCGGCGGCTCCGGGAGAAAAAGGAAGAGATTTATGGCTTGAGGCACTCGATACCATTTTCTGTAAGGATAAGTCCCTGATTGATTATGTGCAGCAGATCGTCGGCATGGCAGCGGTCGGCAGGGTGTATCTGGAATCGCTGATTATCGCCTATGGAGAAGGACGAAACGGAAAGTCCACCTTCTGGAACGCCATTGCCCGTGTGCTTGGCACCTACAGTGGCAATATGTCCGCTGATACTCTGACAGTAGGATGCAAGAGGAACGTGAAGCCGGAGCTTGCCGAGGCAAAGGGAAAGCGGCTGATTATTGCCGCAGAGCTGGAGGAAGGGATGCGCCTGAATACTTCCGTGGTCAAGCAGATGTGTTCCACGGATGAGATTTTTGCGGAGAAGAAATACAAAGACCCGTTTTCTTTCATTCCGAGCCATACGCTGGTGTTGTATACCAATCACTTACCGAGGGTGGGAGCCAATGACCCTGGCACGTGGAGGCGCTTGATTGTCATTCCCTTTAATGCCAGGATTGAGGGCAGCGGCGATGTGAAGAACTATGCTGATTTCCTTGTGTCGGAGGCGGCCCCGGCTATCATGGCGTGGATCATTGAGGGAGCGAAAAAGGCGATCAGCCGAAACTTCCATATCCCCTGCCCTGCCTGTGTGGAGGATGCCATCAAATCCTACCGCGAGGACAATGACTGGCTTGGGCATTTTTTGAGTGAGTGCTGTGAGACGGATAAGACCTATAAGGAGAAGTCAGGAGTGCTTTATCAGGAATACCGCAGTTATTGTGCGAGGAGCGGCGAGTACACAAGAAGCACGGCGGATTTCTACAATGCGTTGGAATCTGCTGGTTTTTCCAGAAAGAAAGCGAAAGCCGGAATCATTGTGTACGGGCTGCGGATTAAGGATGAATTTGAGGTCTGACAGAGGTTCTTTTTGAAAAAAGGTGCAGGTCGGTGCAGGTCTTGGTATAAACCCCCTTTAGGGCAGTTTTTTCAGTAAAAATCACTTATAGGAGAGTTTTAGGTACGACTTGCACCGACCTGCACCCGAAAGGCTGAAAACACAAGGGTTTGGAGGTGCTGGCATGAGAGAAAAAACAATAGAGCAGAAATTTACGGCGGCAGTAAAGAATGCCGGAGGTCTGGCTCTTAAGTTCACATCGCCGGGATTTGATGGGGTGCCTGACAGACTGGCACTTCTCCCCGGCGGGAGGATGGTGTTTGTGGAGGTCAAGGCTCCCGGCAAAAAGCCCCGCCCGCTCCAACTGGCAAGACACCGGACGCTGCGGCGGTTAGGCTTCAAAGTGTATGTGCTGGATGATGAGAAGCAGATCGGAGGGATGATTGATGAAATACGAGCCACATGAGTATCAGAAATATGCAGCCGCCTACATTGAGGAGCATCCGGTGGCGGCAGTCCTTTTGGATATGGGGCTTGGCAAAACGAGCATCACGCTGACCGCCTTAAACGACCTACTGTTTGATTCCTTTGAAATCCACAAGGCCATTGTGATCGCACCCCTGAGAGTGGCAAGGGACACATGGCCTGCGGAGATTGAAAAGTGGGAGCATTTAAGCAGCCTTAAATATTCCGTGGCGGTCGGTACAGAAATGGAACGGCTGGCAGCGTTAAAACGGCAGGCTGACATTTACATCATCAACCGTGAGAACGTGCAGTGGCTGGTGGAGGAAAGCGGTATCCCTTTTGATTTTGACATGGTGGTAATCGATGAGCTGTCCTCCTTCAAGAACCACCAGTCAAAGCGGTTTCGGGCATTGATGAAGATGCGGCCGAGAGTGGAGCGTATCGTGGGACTGACCGGAACGCCAAGCAGCAACGGGCTTATGGATTTATGGGCGGAATTCAAGCTGCTTGATATGGGACAGCGGCTTGGCAGGTTTATCGGGCAGTACCGCACAAGGTTCCTCCTGCCGGATAAGCGGAACGGACAGGTAATATTTTCCTACAAACCCCTGCCGGGAGCGGAACAGCAGATATACAGGCTGATTTCCGACATCACGATCTCCATGAAATCTACAGACTACCTGCAGATGCCGGAACTGATTTCTACGGAGTATACGGTGCGGCTTTCCGAGCCGGAGCGGAAACGGTATGAGAAAATGAAGGAGGAATTGGTGCTGCGGCTTCCGGACGGGGATGTCACAGCCGCCAATGCCGCCGCCCTTTCCGGGAAGCTGAGCCAGATGGCGGATGGTGCGGTGTATGCCGACAGCGGTGAGACAATCCGGATACATGGAAGAAAGCTGGATGCTCTGGAGGACATCATCGAGAGCATGGGAGGAAAACCGCTTCTGGTGGCGTACTGGTTCCAGCATGATCTGGAGCGTATCACAGAGCGGCTGCATAAGCTGAAAATCCCATTCTCCAGGCTGGATTCTTCAGAGAGTATCCGCAGGTGGAATGCCGGGGAGCTTCCCGTGGCACTGATCCACCCGGCGTCGGCGGGACACGGTCTGAACCTTCAAAGCGGTGGTTCTACCCTTGTGTGGTTCGGGCTGACCTGGTCGCTGGAGCTTTACCAGCAGACCGTGGCAAGGCTGTGGCGGCAGGGGCAGACAGCGGACACCGTGGTGGTGCAGCATATCATCACAGAAGGTACCATTGACGGGTGCATCATGAAGGCGCTTTCTGAAAAGGACAGCACACAGTCCGCATTGATCGACGCCGTGAAAGCCGACCTGAAAATCTGAGACAACCTGAGACAATCATGGTCAATCCGAGGGATTAAAAAAATCGGAGGTAATAGCCATGAGCATTATTTGGAAGTATCTTGATAAGCGGTCCGCAGCCGTAGACGCACTGAAGGATTACGGCAGCATGAAATTCATCATCGACCATACGGATGATGAGATCAAGGCGGCGTATCAGAAGATGGGCGGAGTCAGCAGCCCGCAGTATGACGGGATGCCCCACAGCCACAATCCGCAGGCGGTCGAGGACAGGATCATCAAGGGCATTGAGGAGATTGACGTCCTGAAAGAACGGTACCGTCAGGCAATGGAATATATGGCGTGGTTCAGACCAGCATGGGAGGAATTGACCGAGGATGAACGGTATGTGCTTGAAACCTTTTATTCTGATGTGGATAGCCAGACCAACGCTGTGTATGACATCTGCGACCATTTCGGTATCGAGCGTTCTTCAGCTTACAACAAAAAGAACCGCGCACTTGGGAAACTGGTAACGCTTCTGTATGGGAAACCCTGACGCAGACAGCATGAGTAATATCGTGGACGATTTTACTTATTGGACGTGGTATGATAATAACATCGAAAACTGCATAGAGAACAACAAGCCTTTGTGGGAGCAATCCTGCGGGGGCTTTCTTTATATCCGAAGGAGGTGGCGAAGTGCCAAGGAAACCAAAGCGCGGCTGCGCCTATCCCGGCTGTCCCAGGCTGACGGACGGCCAGTATTGTGAGGAACACAAAAAGCTGGTGGAGAGCCGGTATAACAGGTATGAGCGTTCCCCCAACGTCCACAAGGTGTATGGGCGGGCGTGGAAACGGATTCGCGACCGCTATGCTGCGGAGCATCCGCTGTGCGAACAGTGTCTGAAGGAGGGACGGATCACTCCTGTCGAGGAGGTACACCACATCCTCCCCATCTCACAGGGAGGGACGCATGACTGCAGTAACCTGATGAGCCTCTGCCAGTCCTGCCACACGAAAATACACCATGAGATTGGAGACAGGCAGGTCAGACGCTGACCCGGAGGGGCGGTCAAAATCTCTGTGAGGGCTTTCTCCGGGGAACGGCGCGGGGTCATCTGTGCAAAAACCGGAAATCAAACGGGGTATTAACCCCTTCGGATTTTTCGGAAAAATCAATCAGATTTATGTGCTGCGGGATTTGATTTTCACAGCATTTTTTCAAAGGAAATCAAAGAAACGGGGTGATGGTTATGGCGAAGGACGGGACCAACCGGGGCGGCGCAAGGCCGGGAGCCGGGAGGAAACCGAAAGCGCTGGTGGAGAAGATCAGCGAGGGAAAGGCAGCGGCGGTTCTGATGGAGCCTGCCGCTTTAGAGGGCGCGGATGTACCGCCTATAAAGGACTTCCTCAAATCCCCGCAGAAAAGCGGACGGGAGCTGGTGGCGGAGGAGGTTTACAATGAGACCTTTGCATGGCTGAAAGCAAGAGGCTGTGACAGGCTGGTCACGGTGCAGATGGTGGAGCAGTATGCCATGAGCGTGTCCCGGTGGATTCAGTGCGAGGAGATCGTTTCCTCCACGGGCTTTCTGGCTAAGCACCCGACTACGGGAGCCGCCATTGCCTCTCCCTATGTGTCCATGAGCCAGTCCTATATGAAACAGACCAACTACTGCTTGGTGGAGTGGCAGGGGAACACGCCGCAGGATGATGTGATGGAGCGGCTGCTCCGTGCAAGAAAGGGTATGTAGATATGAAAACGGAATTAGTAAGATTTATGAAAACGCTCAAGGCGAACCAAAATAACTTGACCCGGCAGCAGTTCCGTACCATCAAAGGGCAGGCGTTTGCCGGGGACATTAAGGGTGCGGAAAAAGGCTTGTATAAACTGTTGGAACGGAGGTGCGGCTGATGGGAAAGACGACAACGGAGATGCAGCTTGTCCCATTAGAGAAGCTGATTCCCTATGTAAATAATGCCCGGACACACTCGCCGGAGCAGATCACAAAGCTGCGCTCCTCTTTGCGGGAGTTCGGGTTTATCAATCCCGTCATCATCGACCGGGACTACGGCATCATTGCCGGACACGGGCGGGTGCTTGCTGCGAAAGAGGAAGGCATCACGGAAGTGCCATGTGTATTTGTGGACTATCTGACCGAAGCACAGAAGAAAGCGTATATCCTCGCGGATAACCGTTTCGCCCAGGATGCGGGA